TCGTGATCTTCGTAATGATCCTTCTGTTATTCCTGGTGCTGTTGAGAATTCTCCTGAGTTTCTTGCTCGTTGGAGAGAGATTGTTGATGCTAGCAAGCAGTTATATGTCGATATGGTTGATGATAAAAACGTATCACTAATGGATGCGCGGCTTATTCTTCCAAAGTCTATGGCAACATTCTATCAGATGCGTCTTAACTTTAAAGATCTTCTCGGTTTTATCAAACAACGCCAGGACATGCAGATTCAGCCGTCCTCCGATAACATTATTGCCGGGCTTATGGCAAAGGAAGTCCTCCGTGTTATGCCTGAGGCTTCAACTGTTGTTGACTTCACTAAACCTGATATGCATTATGTCAAGACGTTCCGCGTCCAAGACGGGGACAAGTGGGTATCAAGGGGAACAAATCTTTATTGGCCCGAGCCCAAGAATGATATCTTTGAATATCATCCAAATGATAGTATTTATCAATGCAGACGTGAGGAACTGAATGGAACACATCCTTCTGATGGTCCTACTGCATTCGAAGCTCGATGGGCTGGTATTCTTTCTGATATTGACACTCTTAAGATGCAATACAGTAACGAAAGGCTTATAGATGTCGTTTCTGACTCGTCTATTGGTTAAATTTAACTCAAAATTAAAAGGAAATAAAATGAGTAAACAAGTAGTATATTTAGCATCTGGATGGTTCTCACCAGATCAAGACAAACAATTAACAAGACTAGAGAAAATCTTTGACGATAGATCGAGTTACATTGATCTACGTTCACCGCGGCGCATCTTCATCTGTAACCCAGATGAGTCTCAAGAAATTCAAGAAGAAGTTTTCAGAGGAAATGTTCAACACATCGAAGAGTCTGATTTTGTTCTCGTTAATACGAGTTATAGAGATATCGGTACTATCTTCGAGGCAGGAGTTTCATTCAAGGCCGGGAAGCCTATTGTATATTTTTGTGAAGGACTTCCTGATGGTGCACGATTTAATCTTATGCTTGCAAGATCTGGCGTTAAGGTATGTACAACATTCGACCAGCTTGAAGACTATCTAGATCGTTGCAACGAAGCAGGACGCATTGTTGTAGAGATGTATGATCAAGAAATAGAATAAATATTGTTTCATGTAAATACTGTATATTAGTGGTATAATATCTCTATAGGAGACAATTTGCCAATATCAGACTTACTTACAGAAATTAAAACAACTAAGGGTACAAACGCGAAACGAACGTTAGTACTTGAGAATAATTCTTTCCTCCTCCGGAAAATCCTCAAGTATAGTTTCGATCCGTTTGTGCCCTTTCATGTTATTAAGGTACCAAAACCAAACAAGCGACTTCCATTATTGGACGAAGAGTTGCGTTGGCGAGTGTTTTTTAATGCTTGTGACAAGTGTGCTAGTAGAGAAATCACAGGAAATGCTGCAATAGAAGAATTAGAGTCAGCATTTAATCTTGTTACTGAAGACGAAGAAAAGTGGATGAGAAAGATTCTCAAGAAGCATATCGCAATCGGACTGTCTACTACAACAATCAATAAAGACTTTCCAAACTTAATCCCTACTTTCGATGTCTCATTGGCTCAAAAATTCGACGAGAAAAGAGTTAAAAAATGGAAAACAATGATTGTTGAGAGGAAACTTGACGGCATCAGGTGTTTCTCTATTGTAAGAGATGGTACAGTTATTATGTACGCACGCTCAGGCAAGCCTATTACTAATTTTCTTGACTCAATCGGTCCTTCGTTGATATCGATGGGTGATGGTTGTTATGACGGTGAACTGATGGGTGAAGACTTTGTTGCTCTTATGCGACAGGCTTATCGTAAGGGAGATGTTAAGACAGATGGAACGTTCTTGGCTCTTTTTGATTTTTGTTCCCTTGAAGAATGGGATAGTAAAGATGCGACGACGAGTTATGTCGATAGACTGACTACTCTTTATGATAGAGTCAGTTCACTTGACGAAGACAGCAAAAAGCTAGTTACTTATGTTGATAAAGAAACACTGTCAGTCTCTGAAGACTCTGATCTTATAAAAGAACTTCATGACAAATTTGTTTCCGAAGGCTTCGAAGGAGCGATGATCAAAAATCCGCAAGCGCCGTATCAATTCAAAAGAAGCTACGACATTATGAAGCTCAAGGCGTTCTTTGATGTCGACCTACCAGTTGAAGGCCTATTGCCGGGACGTGGCAAGCATGTGGGGACACTTGGAGCATTTGTTGTGGACCACCAAGGAGTCAAAGTTCAAGTTGGTTCTGGGTTATCTGACGAGATTAGGTCTGAAATCTGGGACAACAAAGAAAAATATATCGGGAGGACAATTGAGATCAGATATCAAGAAATTACTCCAGATGGATCTCTAAGATTCCCAACATTCGTCTGTTTTAGAAATGATCGTGATTAAAAATGTTAAAACCATGGAGCCTTTATGCTGTTATATGCAATGATTCAAGTATTTACATCGGGATTACTACCAATGTGCAACGTCGTCTACATGAACACAATAATACAAACAAAGGATCAAAATATACAAGGTCGAGGCGGCCTGTTTCACTAGTATATGTTGAATCACATATGGATAGATCATCAGCATCAAAAGCTGAATCTAGATATAAAAAACTAAAACGCTCAGAAAAAATTAAATCCTTCGGTATTCGTGTAAACGAAGGAAAACTATTGTATAATAAACTATACATCGACACAACAGGACTATAATGACATCATTCGATAAATTCGCAATTCCACAATCTTTTACTGGGCTCCACGGTCACAGCAATTTTAGCCCATATGATGGATTAGGATACCCACAAGAACACATTGAGTTTGTTCTATCTGAAAAACAAGGTATGGACAGTTGGGCTCTAACCGATCATGGTAACGGAAACGGACTTGCTCATGCTCACATCGGCGCCAAGGCAGCTAAAAAGCGCGGTCAAAAGTATCGACAATTAAATGGCGTTGAATTTTATTTTGTTCCTGATCTTGACGTCTGGAAACAACAACATACTGCTCACAAAAATGAACAGGCAGAAAACAAGGCAGCTAAAAAGCGTGTAACAGTATCATCTGATGACGAACAAGGTGGGCTTGTCATTGAAGATGAGAACGCAACAAAGAAAGGGCTGATTGGAAAACCAGAGTGGAAAAAGTATTATCACCTTATTGTTATTGCTAAAAATAGAAAAGGACTTGAGAATCTCTTTACGCTAGTCAAAAAGTCATACCGTGATGGTTTCTATCGTTTCCCAAGGATCGACTTTAAACTTCTCAAAGAGCATGGTGAAGGGCTTGTCGTGTCAACAGCCTGTGTTGGTGGGTTCGCTGCCGGTGAGATATTTAGAGAGTTCCCTGATAAGACGTTTATGGAGTTAACACCTGATCTTATCACAAGCCCTGGAGTTATAAAGCCGATAATGAATCGTCTTGAGAATATGACTGATCGATTTGTAGATGCTGTCGGTAGCGAGAACTTTTTCTTAGAGCTACAATTCAACAAACTTGGGGCTCAACATCTATCTAATATGTGTCTACTCGAACTGTCAAAAAAGACGGGTGTTCCTCTAATTGCAACTGCTGACTCTCACTTTCCAAACTCAGCATCCTGGGAAGCTCGCGAGCTCTATAAAAAGTTAGGATGGATGGGATCAAATTTAGCTGAAGAGACGCTTCCCGAAAAAGAAGACTTAAAATGTCTACTGTACCCAAAGAATGCTCAACAAATGTGGGACGAATACGGTGAAGGTAGAGAAGAGTTCGAATTCTACAAAGGAACCGAGAGCATCGTAAAAGACGCTATTGAGCGTACTCATGATATTGCTTGGAACCTATGTGAAGATGTCTGGATTGACACTTCTGTTAAATTGCCGAAACACATTGACAAAGAAAACCCTGAGCGTGATGAGTTCCAACAGTTAGCTGCAATTGTCAAGAAGGCAATTGTAACAGAAGGAATGGCTGATAAGCCTGAGTATGTTGCTCGTGTCAAAGAGGAACTTTCCGATATTAAATTCCTCGGTCACTCTTCGTACTTCTTAACGATGACTGAAATCTTTAAGCTTGCCGAGAAAAAGACATTAATGGGTCCGGGTAGGGGATCTGGAGCCGGCAGTCTTGTCAACTATCTACTTGGGATAACTCACGTCGATCCGATCCCTTATGATCTTCTATGGGCTAGATTCCTCGGACGACACAGAGTCTCTTGGCCTGATATCGATACAGATGCTGGCGACCGTGACGAATTGATCAAGGCTGCAAAGGAATTATATGGCGATGAAGCTGTTGTTCCAGTGTCTAATTTCAACACATTAAAATTAAAATCATTAGTTAAGGATATTGGAAAATTCTATGGCGTTCCTTTTATGGAAGTCAATGATGTTACAAACAATATTCAAGACGAAGTCTTCGCCAAGGCTCATGATCAAAATCAAGAGCGAGGTGTCTTTGTTCTAAAACATGAAGATAGTATGAAGCACTCTGATAAATATCGATCATTCATGGAAAAGTACCCAGAAGTCGAAAAGCACGTTGCTACATTATTCCAACAGAATAAATCAATTGGGCGCCATGCAGGCGGCGTCATTATTGGCGAACCAGATGAAATGGCTAAACAGATGCCGATCATTGGAGTTCGTGGTGAGATGCAGACTCCATGGGCAGAGGGGATGAATTTCCGACACCTTGAAGATAATGGGATTCTTAAGTTTGACTTCCTGGGACTATCACTACTCAAGAATACTGAAAACTGTATTCGACGGATTCTTCGGAAACAAAACGATAGTGAACCCACATTCCTTGATATTAAAGAGTACTTTGATAACAACTTGAATTGTCGCACTAATCTTCAGGATGATCAAAAAGTTTGGAAGCATGTTTATCATGAAGGTCGATTCGTTGGAGTGTTCCAATTCACAGCAAGTGGTGCTCAACAGTTCTGTCTACAAGCAAAACCCACTACATTAATTGAACTAGCTGCGCTTACTGCTATTTATCGACCAGGACCACTCAAGGCA